GGGGTAGACAAACAGATGGCACTTTAATTGAAAGAAGTTTGACAGATCAAGATGCCAAAGATGAAGATGGTAAGCAGTTGTATGAAGAAGATGGTAAAACAAAACTTATTACTGAGGGTTTAAAAACTATATGGATAAGAAAAACTAAAGAGATGGCTAATAATTTTTTATCATCTTCAGATTGGATGATAACTCGCAAGGCTGAAAAAGGGACAGCTATACCTAATGCAACAACAACATATAGAGATAATGTAAGAACTGCTTGTGCTACAATAGAAACAAAAATAAATGATTGTAGCAAACTTGCAGATTTTATGAAATTATTTGAAACTCCAACTGAGGAGTAATCGTGCCAATAACGTCTTTAAAGTTCAGACCAGGAATAAATAAAGAGACAACATCTTACTCAAACAAGGGTGGTTGGAACGATTGTGATTTAATTCGTTTTCGTTTTGGTTATCCAGAAAAACTAGGTGGATGGGAGAAATACTCTGAAAATACTTTTATAGGGACAGCTCGTTCATTACATACTTGGGCAAATCTTTTAGGTGATAATTACATAGGTATAGGCACAGAACAAAAATTCTACATTGAGGAAGCACAAGATTTTAAAGATATAACGCCATTAAGACGTAAGGTCGTAAATGGTGTAACTGTATTTGATTTAAGTGGTCTTGCAGTTACGGCAACACCCTCAGGCAGTGCTGGAACTGGTCAAGTTGGAACTGTAACTGTTGTGCCTGGACCAGTAGTAGAGGTCTTAGCAAGAAACCCAGACAGTGGTGTTCTTTCAATTGGAACTGGTCAAGTTGGTACTGTTACAGTAGAAGACACAAGGAATGAAAGTGTTACGGTGGGTTAATGGCTATTACATTTACATCTGCAACTGATAGTACAACAGTAACTGTGAATGACTCCGATCACGGTGCTATAGTTGGAGATTTTGTAACTTTTAGTAATTCAAACACTGGTAACACCTCATTAGACACACAATTAGATACAGAACATCAGATAGTCACTGTTCCAAACACAAACTCCTATACTATAACACTTAGCTCAAATGCTTCTGCCGCTCTTTCCTCTGGTGGTTCTGCAGATGCTGAATATCAAATAAATATTGGTATAAATAATGTTGTCCCCGGAACTGGTTGGGGAGCAGGAACTTGGGGTGATGGAGGTTGGGGGTCACCTTCTTCAGATGTTGTAGGTGGTGGTTCATTACGTCTATGGTCACAAGATAATTTTGGTGAAGATTTAATATTTAATCAAAAAGATGGGTTTTTGTTTTATTGGGATAAAACACTAAGCACAAGTACAAGAGCCAAAAATTTTATTGAGTTATCTGATGCGGCTCCAACAAAGTCTCGTAAAGTTTTAGTATCAGAAATTGATAGACACGTAGTATGTCTTGGTGCTAATCCATTAGGCAGTGAAACTCAAGATAAACTATTAATTAGATTTAGCAGTCAAGAAAATCCATTTCTATGGTCACCAGATACAACTAATACTGCAGGAGATTTACGCATAGGTTCAGGCTCTGAAATAATTACTGGTGTAAAAACAAGACGTGAAATTATAATTTTGACAGACACTTCAGTTCATAGTATGCAGTTTATTGGTCCTCCTTTTACTTTTGGTATAAATCAACTTGCAAGTAACATAACTGTTAGAGGCTTTAATTCTGTTGTAGCTGTTGGAGACTCTGTTTTTTGGATGGGCTATGATCGTTTCTATGTTTATGATGGTCGTATAGGTGTTTTGCCTTGCACTGTAAGAGATCATGTTTTTAATGATTTTAATGAAACTCAAGCTGATAAAATATATGCTGGAGTGAACTCTGCTTTTGGTGAAGTGTTTTGGTTTTATCCTTCTAATACAAATTCTGTTTCTAATGGGGGCAATGGTGAAAATGATAGATATGTTGTTTATAATTATGATCAACAAATATGGTATGTCGGTAGTTTAGCTCGCTCTGCATGGGTAGATCGTGGTGTATATCAGTATCCTATGGCTACTGATTCTAATTTAGTTTATAGTCATGAAAAAGGTAATGATAATGACGGTACGGCATTTACATCCTTCATTGAGTCTAGTCCTATTGATATACAAGATGGTGATCAGTTTGTGTTTATAAGAAGAATGATACCCGACATCAGTTTTGAAAACAGTGATACAAACGTAGCAAACGCTAATAAAGAAGCTGTATTTTCACTCAAAGCACAACGTAATCCAAATGAAGGTTTTGTAAAAACATCTACAAATACAGTTTCTACTTCTACAAAACTTAATCATTTAAGGTTGCGTGGTCGATCATTTGGACTTAGGGTAGAAAGCACTACACAAGGTATTAATTGGAGATTAGGAACGCCGAGAGTAGATATTAGATTGGATGGAGATAAATGAGTAGAAAATTAGTTCCTCCACAGTTTTCTTTAGCTCCGCAAGAATATGATGTAAATTATTTTAATGATATGGTAAGAAGTTTAAGTGTATTAATTACACAATTACAAAATCCTGGAGAACTGCGTGGTACAAAAATTACTTTGACTGATTTACCCACATCAGAAACTGGATTAGAGACTGGAGCCTTGTATAATGATAATGGAAGTGTTAAGATAAAGACATGAGTGGTATAGCAAGTATTTCATATGATTCACCGCTTGTACCAGAGGGCGGATTATTTACGATAGAGAATGCAAGTAAAATGCTTTCTGAGTTTGGTCGTAATGGTGACACTTATGTTGTTCACGCTAAAGAGGGTGAAACTGTTATACCTATGGAAGTTTTGGATAATAACCCAAGACTGAAAAAAATGTTATTCCAACAAATGCGTGAGCTTGATTTAGATCCTGCTCGTTATATAGTAGGTAATGAATTAAACTCAATTAATCCAGTAACTGGTCAGCCAGAGTTTTTTCTAAAAAAATTATTCAAAGGTTTAAAAAAGATTGTAAAAAAGGTTGCACCGATTGTATTACCAATCGCCGCTCCGTTTTTACTACCAACTATGCCGATGTTTTTAGCTACTGGTTTGGGCTCTTTAGCAGGAGGTTTAGTCTCAGGACAAAGACCGCAAGATGCTTTTAAAAA